AGAACAGGGTTTGAGCCTGTCCCTGCAAAAGGCATGGGAGCGCGTGGGAATGGCTGAGGTTGGCAGCCAAATAATTCTGCTCAACAAGGAATGTATGGCAGACCTTCGCATCAGGCTGCGCAAGCGTAAAAGCCCCGAAGTCGTAGTAATTGACAGTGTACAATATCTGCACGGCTGGAAATGGAACGACTACACCAAGTTAAAAGAAGAGTTTCCGGACAAACTTTTCATTTTTATAAGCCAGGAGAAGCACGGAGAACCCAAAGGGAACCTCGCGGTATCAATCCGCTATGACGCTGAAATAAAAATCAGGGTGGAGGGCTACAAGGCATTTGTAACAACACGCTACGAGGTGCCGGAACTTGGGGAGGGAGGCAAGGACTTCATTATCTGGAAAGAGGGCGCAGACGCCTACTGGTTAAATCAAATAAAAGAAAAATGATTATGGCAAAAGAAAACAAGACAATGGACCAGATCCACCGTGGACTACTCAAAAAGTTCCATACCCTTTGCGGCGTCCTTGGTATGTCAGAGGACCAAAAAAGCATGCTGTTGCAGAGCTGGGGCGTAGAGAGCAGCCGGGACCTCAGCCAGCACCAGTTAATAGACATTTGCGCCAAACTGAGTGAACAGGTGAACCATAAGGACGGCACCGCATCGCTTGACAAACTGAGAAAACAACTGATTGCGGCAATAGGCTGCTGGTTGCGTGAAACGAGCCAGGAACAGAATATAAGCAAGATTAAAGGTATTGCGTGCCGTGCTTCCGGTTACAGCGACTTCAACAAGATACCGAGGGAACGGCTGCGCAACCTTATAGCGGCATTCAACAACAAGACCAAGGACATTAAGAATGTGGACGCACTTACAAGCGCATTGCTTGTGCAGACACTTGGCGGAAGCAAAATAACCAACCCTGTATTAAATTGAACCAGTATGGAAAAAGAGAAGCAAGAACGTTGCTGCATTTGTGGCGGAGAACTGAGAAAAGGCGGCAATGACCCGTACCCTGTGGCGACTTGTGGCCGTTGTTGTGATGCCTGTAATTATGGCGTGGTACTACCGAAACGAATAGAACTAAGCAAGCGAAACAATGAGCAAGGAACTGGAAAGAATTAAAGCCTATGTGCAGGAACAGACGGCAGAAATGGCAGAAAACGCCAAGATCGAATTGCTGGACGACCTTGCATGGTGGGCAAGTGAGGAGGCAGGCTCGCTTGACTTCGAGTCGCCGGACATCGAAGATTACGACAACTGACACTGCGCCGGTGTAAAAGGAAAAAGGCGAATATAAACAGTATTTAATAATCAATTAAAACCCGTTAAAACAATGAGTGAACAGGTAACAATGACCGCCAAAGAGCGGGAAGAATGGGAAGCCTACAAGGCTGACAAAGAGAAAAAGGAAGCTGCAGAGCGCCGCAAGGCTGCCCGCATGTCGTATCAGCAACTGGTTGATGAGGCACTGGCGCAAGCCGTTCCGGAGCTTCGCAAGCTCAGCCAGGACATACGCACGGTGAAAGACACGGTTTTCAGTAACTTCAAAACCGTTCTTGAAATGAAAGAGGAAGTCGTGGGCTTCAAGGAAGACGGCCAGTACAGCCATACTTTCACAAATTCAGAAAGCAACCTGCGCCTGACTCTTGGTGTCAATACGGTTGACGGCTGGAGTGATATGGCGGAAACCGGTATCGCAATGGTGCGCAAGTACATTGAAAGCCTTGCCACAGATGAAAAGACCAAGACCCTTGTAAATACAGTGCTTCGGCTGTTGAGCAAGGACAAGCAGGGCAACCTCAATGCAAGCCGTGTGCTTCAGCTGGCGAAAATGGCAGAGGAAAGCAGCGACGACCAGTTCAAGGAGGGCGTTAAAATCATTCAAGAAAGTTATATGCCTACCGAAACACGCAGATATATCCGTGCGCAGTATCGTGATGAGACAACCGGCAATGGGTGGCGAAACATACCTCTGGGCATAACTGATGTTGATATGGCGGAAACGGAGCAGGAAGCAGAAAAGCCGGAAGCCGGAACTGGCGCATAAAAAAAGCAGCGTAGCTCATTTGCCCGAAAGCAGTAAACAGACGCCGCCCGATGTAAAAGGATAGCGCAAAGGTACTAATAATCGGGCAAATGACAATGAGTAAGCGGCATAAAAGTACGATAGCGAGAGCAAAAAAGATTAGAGCGCTCACCGCACTGCATTATGAAGCCGGAAACCAGGCAAAATGTTACAGGGCTGTTTGGCGGCATTGGATTGAGCCAGAGTTTGGTATCTGTTACCGCACTTACCTGAGTTATTTGGGAATATCCCCTGACAATGAGCAGCAACCCCGGCAAGACACTACACCTACACTATTTGATTAGGGCATTTAATGGCACCCCTGACGGACTTTGAGCCGTCGGGGGTGCTGCTTATTGCTTCGTGGTTGAAATGTCCGCAGAGAGCCCGACAACGTGTGTGAACTGACGCATTCCGGTACAGTCCTGGGCTGACGTTACCAACCGCTCCACATTTTCCACGAGTTCGGCGTGGTTGTGGTTGGTTGCAGAGGTGGTGAGCTGGAAGCCTGCAAAGCCTTCACCGCGCAGCCCCTGCATTTTGGCGTTGATTGTATTTATCAAGTCAAACACTGCAAGAGCTTCCTCCATACGTTGATCATGGAAACCGTGTGCAGACACGGCACGGGTTACGATGTGGAGACGCACCGCAACATCGCCGCGGCGTGCCCCAGCATTCTGCTGTTTCCAGTCTATTTGTTCAAACTCCACGAACACCGCCGGCGTTTCAAAGGCTGTTCCGCCGCCAAGGAGGTTTACCTGGTCATTCCATAAGTCCACATACGGAACTATATTTTTTGAGGTGTCGGCATTTGGGTCAGCCGGATTTGCCGGGCAAAGTGCTTCCGCAATAGCTAAAAAAATTGCTTTTCTCATTTCTTTATGAAGTTGGTTAATGATAAATTGAATTTTTGCAGGTTGGCGTCAATAACGCCCTTGATAAGTCGCTGCGTGTCCGGACCGTCCCCGATAAACTGACGTTTCGGCATTGTGAATTTTCTGGAATGTGCGCGGACCGTGTAAACCTTTCCCTTTCGGGATTTACGCTGGTGTGATTTGACGGGCTTAAACCCCGTGCCGCCTTCATTGTGAATGGTTGCGTATGCCAGGGCTGATGAAAACCGCACGCCGTTGCCCTCAACGTGCCCCTGCGTCGAGCGGCGCATTGCACCGGTAACGAGCAGGAGCGAACCCTTGGGGTAATCGTATGCGCGTGGCTTCCATTTGTCCGAGAAAAAGGCTTTGCGCTCAAAGTTCCGGTCGAACTCTTCCGACAGTTCCACACGCATATCGTTGAGTATGTCCGTTTTTAATTCGTTGGCGTTGAGCATTTAATTGGCGTTTAATGATTATTTAATCAAATAAAAATTGTAATTTTGCGCAAAATGGATATACCTACACAAATAAGGACAGCGGCGCAGATGCTTGTAGAGCAATATGGCGACCGTATAGAGCACCTTGGAGAGTATAAGGGTGCCCAGGTCTATTATTACCATTTCCCTGATGATGTGGATACCGGTTTTCCGTTTGTCTATCTTTTGAAAGAAGATAAGACCACAGAAGTTACAGGTTTTGACGCACTGCATTTACTTAGGCGCTTTTTCAAAGATTGACGAAAATTTCTGATTAAACAGAAGATTATCCACACGCATAACACCACGTGTTTTAACAGGTTTAAGTGCTCCGCTTTCGCATAATTCGTCAATGCTGCGTCTGGAACTTTTGCCGTTGTATATTTGTGGCTCAATATAGCTTAATGAACCGTCCTCAAATCTTTGCAAAATAGTGGCATGCCCACCGCCGCCTTTCCAACCGATAGTGAGAATATACACCCCTGTTTCCTTACAGCATTCCTTGAAGTATTCTTCATAACGCTTTTTAGACATCTGCTTATATCCCTTACCTGTCATCCAATCATACGTAAGAGATGCCGTAGGCGTTGTTCCGTCTGGTTTCAACCATGCTTCAAAAGAATGCTGGCGCGACAGATACTCGGAAAGGGAACCTTTTGTATTGGCTTTTGCCACAACATCGAATCCAAGCAGACGCAGCACGTAGGCGGGTGCGCACGTCTGGCAGTTAATCTGGTATGTCCGCGACTTGCTGAAGTTCGGGTTTGCTGATTGCTTGTCTGCATCGTCAACGCTCATAGGCTTGCCCTTGGTAATGCCGAGGTCTTTTTCGAGTTTAAGACAGTGCTCTGCCAATGCTTGTTTTTCTGTTTCGGTAAGATGTGCCGGCAGTTCTGCAATAATTTCGGTAACTCGCTGCTCCCGTTTCTGTTCGTCGCTTAATTGCTCCACAACTTTTTTGGCTGTTTCAGGAGCCTTGAAATATGGGTGCTTGGGAGGAAACAGTTGCAGTTCCTTGCCTGGATTAAAGCGGAAAATCTGCTGCTTTGCGGCTTCGGTGCAGTTGTCACCTTTTTGCATAGACAGAGTCGGGTCAGAAAGCGGATATTTGCCCTTTCTGACCTGTACGGCTGTACAGCGGCAGTTCCACCCATTAGGCGGCATATACTTGCCCCAGAACGGGTCAGACGGCGGCAGCGTCGTGCCGTGCAGAATTGCGTGATCCTCACGCACGCGGTCGTCCTGAGCCGTGCGGTATTGCAGGTCGTATTTGTCGCCGTCGGCTTCAATCTGCTGCCAGCGTGAGGCCATTAGCGAAGCCCCGACGGCGTGGTTATATTCCGCATACAGGTAGTTGTGATTGTACCGCTTGTTTACACTCTCCACGTCGTGGCGGAATGCTTCAAACGGTTTTATTTCGCCCTTGTCGGTAAGGAGGGACAAACCCACTTCGCGGAGAGTGTGAAACGCCTTGAAGCCGGAGAAAATGAAAGCGTTGTTTTCAAGTGCATAGCGCAGCACTTCCGGCACTTCAACCGGCAGTCCTGCATCAATTCCTGTTTTAAGCACGCGGAGCGTTTCTGCAATCATTTTGCGAGCTTCGGGCGTGTTCAGCATGGACGCGTCAAACTTCCCCGCCTTATAGACCATACCGGCAGCGTCAAAGAAAGCCGTGTCGTCAAAATCGGGGCGCGTGTCGCCTTCTGCGAGGCGCAGGAGGTCATCGCTATACAAGTCGCCCAAAGCGCGGTTAAATGCGCGATATGAGCCCCGCAGCCCTGCATCAGGTGCGGGGCTTAGTCGAAAAAACGGTCCGGCTGTGTCTTTGCTTCACGGGTACCTGTGATCTGTACGCCGTATTTATCCGTGAAGTATTCAGGTGGAATTTCGTAATACTCCAACAGCAGGCGTTCAATTTCTCGCTGTTCAGCCGGGGTGTATGAGGCTGCGTTGTTCCACTGGAAGCGCAAGCCCTGCACAGGGAAGCCGTGGCGCACCATGAGCGGCAACAGGCGCCCATTGACGACATTAGCCACCATTGCGGCATCGCTTTCCGTTACACGCTCAAAAATTTCAAGGTGCACCTCTGACTGTGAGAGCGAGGACCCCGAATCAATGGTCATTGTCTGCATCAGCACAGCTTTGGAAAGTTCCGAGTTACAACGGTCCACACGCTTGTCATAGACATTGTAGGCATCGCCCCTGCTGCTTTCCTTGATTTCTATGTCCGTGCCTTCCGGGAACAGTGACCAGAACGCTGCACCCATATTCTGGAGCGCTTCCTCAATTCGTCTGCGCTCGCTTTCGTCCGGGCTTGAAGTGTGCGCAATACGCATAGGCTGCCCGAAAATTTCACCGAACATATCCCAGAAAGCCAACATGTTCTTTTTTGATATGCAGGAGGGGCAGCACTTCAACAGCAGACCAAGATCACGCCCCTTGCCGACCGGCACAACCCAGTTGGCGAAGTCCCCGTCCGTGTAAGATATGCCGCTGTGCCAGTCGTCGCCCGGTGACCTTACCACGACGCCATATTCAGGCACAACGTGCTTGCGCGGCACAAGGTCCACGCCGTCAAAGCGCATAATGCCGTCCTCGTCGTGTATAATGTCCCCCAGCTGTATGAGGGTCGGACCCCAAAAGCGGCTGTCAAGGCAAAGGTCCATAAAGTCCGTGAACCATTCCTGCTGCAACAGTGTGGTGGCTTCGGTGTTCTCTTTGCCGTCCTTTCCAACAAGGCGGAAGTCCTTTTGAAGTGTCTTGCCTTTGCGCTGCCCGATACAGCCGGACAGGTGGGCGTCCAGAACGGCATCGGCATAAATGTCATAAAGCCTGCAACGGTTGGGGTTCTCGTAGTCAATAGCCATCTGGTGGGCACTGCGCCAGTCTGCAATGTCCTTTTTGGTAAGGGTATCGGTCTGCTGGAGCAGTTGAGCCGTAACCTTGAGCCCCTGCTTGCTTGACGCCTTACGCGCCAATGTCATTATTTCAGACCTTGTGGGGCGGTCGAACCAGTCCCGTATGTTTGTAATGAGGTTTGCCATTATTCCAAAATGTTAAGTTAAACGTATATTGCCGGAAGCGTCAAGACGCAGAGTGTCAGCGGCGGACAATCGCAGGGCTGGAGCCACAACGGTAAGGGTAACGGTTTTGTAATACCGTGTGCCGCCTGTCGGAATGATATGCACCCGCTGCGTCCCCGGTTCTTTGGGGACAATGCGCCCGTCCGGCTCAATCCCGGCAGCCGTTCCGTCAGTCTGGTAAATGATGTTTTGCAACGCAGAGAGCGGCAGCACCTTTGCCGCAATATATCGTGGCACTGGGTTCCCGAAAGTTACAGGCGCAGGTGTTTCCACACGCAGACCGGAGGGAACGGGCAGCGCCACTTGTTCCGCACGGTCCGCCACACTTTCAATCCGCTGGCGTGCCTGTTCAGTCAGCACCCTTTCCGCCTGTGTCTCCACGGCGGCAGCCTGTGCGTTTCGGGTGGCTGTATTCGCCTGCTCGGTGGCGGCCTTTGCCTTCTGCGTTTCGGCGTTGCAGTCTTTGACCGCCTTGTCTGAAATATCGGCAAGTTTCTGCCCCTGTTCTAATATCTTTGTGGTCGCTTCGGTGGCTTTCCGTGCCGCTTCATTGGCTTGCGCCGCTGCGTCCTTTGCCGGCTTCTGGAGCAACTCTATTTGCGCAGGTGTGAAATCCTCAAAAGTGAACGGGTCCCCTTGGGCACCTTTAAGCTTCTCCAGCTGTTCAGGCGTGAAATCCTCAAAAGTGAACGGGTCCCCTTGGGCACCTTTAAGCTTCTCCAGCTGTTCAGGCGTGAAGTCCTCATAAGTGAACGGAAGCCCACGGGTATAGGCAGCCAATGTGTCGCACTCTATTACGCCCTCCGTGTCTGTGGCGAGGTGCCACAGCTGGACATTGATTTTTTCGGGATAATAGACATTTTGGAGACCGTCCGGCATAAGGTCGTTAATCAGGCACAGATGCAGTTCCCGGCACAGCTCACCCTCGCAAAGCCCGTGGTTCTTGAAAATGACCAGAAGCGCATCGCCGTCTGGTGTGCAGTTCTCATATTTTCCGCCTGTGCGTGAAGCTGTGAACTTGTGCCCGTGCCTGGTCTGATATTCAAGCGAAAAGTCCACGTCGGGCAGTGCGACAATATCCCCGGAAGCATTGCGGAAACGCTCACGGAGTACAAAGTCGCTTTTGTAGTTTATATGTCTTGCCTGTGCCATTACGTCAGTCTTAAATTACCTTCCGCATCGAGGCGCAGCGCATCACCTGCAATGCGCAGACGTGGCGGCACGACCTCAATGCTTATTGATTTATAAACGGAAGTGTTGCCGGTCGCCACTGCATATATGTGGGCGGTTCCTTGCTCCAAAGGTATGATTTCCCCGTCCGGGGTTACCCTTGCGGCTGAATTTTCAGAATAAAAGAAAATGGAGCCAAGCCCGAAGCGAGGGAACAGGGCGGCATCGATGTGCGGATGCATTGTGTTGGTAAGTGTTACCGAACCGGGGCATCTCTGAATGTCAATGCGTAGTGGCGCGGCGAGGTTCTGGGACGATAGCGAAGCCACCAGAGACTCCACCAGGGCGCGTGCGGCTTCTGACTTCTGCAACTCCGCGGCGGCTTTTCCCACGGCGGAGTCCACTCCGGCAAGCCGCCGGTCAATGTCCTGCTGTATTTCCGGCAGGTTGGTGTTTATGAAAAGTTCGAGAGCGTCGCGGACATTTCCGCAGCACTGCACCAAATCATAAAAGAGTGAGCCAACCTGTGCGGCTGATACCGTCTTTGCCTGTACCGCATCACGAATGACGGCGGCACGTTCTGCCAGGGCTTCGGTGTCAAGCGGCTGCAAAGGTATGGGTGTAAGATTTTCCATTATAATGAGTATTAAAATTATGCGAATATGTCGTCGAACGGATTCTGAAATATACGTGTAAGGTGTATTTCCGTGTTCTCTTTTGGCGGTCGCCCTGCGGTGGCATCTGCAATGGCTTCCTCCATAGGGTCCACTTGTATTGTGTCGGCAGGTTGTTCAGTCGTGATGTTTGACGGGGTGTCGCTGTACCGCCTGACTGCTGTGCCTGTTGCAATAAGCAGCCTTAGGTAGTCGGCACGGTCAATGTCTGTTGCCGGGGAAATACCGCGCACGTCGTATGTTTCGCGTATTGCCGGAACTATAATGTCGGCGGCATCGTAAGTAAGCACCTGTCCGTCCGTAAGCTTGTCGGTCAGGGATATGCCGTTGCGCCTTACAAATGCGAATACCCCGGCAGCAGAGCCGAGGGCGACGATTGCAAGGTCAAGAAGTGTCTGGCGGTCCTTTACTGTTATTTCCATAGCTATGAAATTGTAATTACGCCAGTGTCAGCAACGGTTATAGCCGAGACATCAAGCCCGATGTTACGCAGCATCTTTTTAGTGTTCCCAGGCCAGAACGGGTCGCGGTTTGCGGCCAGCATGGCGGGCGCATCTGCACCGAGCAGGGGCATTTCCTTGAAGTCCCCCGGTGCAGAAAGGAGGACAATTTCGGCAATGAAGCCGGAAGCCTCTGCAACGACGGCTGCGCGCTGATGAACGAGCATGTCCGCCGTTTCCGTATCTGTTTGAAGTCCTAAGATTTTCATTGCTTTATTTTCGTATTCTCGTAATCGGATTTGTTAAAAGTCTTTGCGGAACTGCCCGGAGCAATGGTCGTAAACAGTCCGCCGGGGTGTGAGACGGTAACGTTATGCGTGTGGGTGTTAAACGTATTTACAAGTTCATTGAGCTTGTCCGTAAGTTTCTGGATAACGACCATACCGTCAAGCTTGCCACCGTTGAAAATAATATCCTCCTTGTTAATGTGCGCCGACATCTTGGACGTGTTCACGCGCAATCCGTCCGCATCAATCACGGCGGAAGTTTCCCCGATAACCAATTCTGCGGACTCTATCTTGTCCGTTGCAAGCACGACCCCTGCGGCACCGTCAGCCACGAAGCCCACGACCACATAAGCACCTTTTTCCGGATAAATGACCAGACCGAAGTCCGACCCCTGGTTGGCTTGCAGATTGACGCCAAGGAGCGGCGCCCCCTCATTTATCGGTGTGCAGTCCACGGTACGGGCTTCCTTGTCTATTTCGTCCACGGTACACACAAGGGCGGCCGTTTCCCCGTCCGTTTGTGCAAGTTGTCTTATAGCGTCTCTTATACTGCTCATAATCCTGATAATTTAGCCGACACGCAGCCCGAGGGTTATTTCCTGGCGGAAGCCGCCGTCCCCGTATTTAATTACATTCTTTTTGACCTGATACACGCCCAATTTTACGCCGTCTATAACAATGCCGACTGCATCGAGACAATCAACGAGAGTATGCCCGAAAGTGGTGAACGAGCCGGTCAGTCCGTCGCGTTTGAGGCGTTTTATTTCCTGCTGCGCCCATGCTTTCAGTTCGCTTTCCGTCTTGTTGTATGTGTGCAGTGTCCTGTGTTCTCCGTCAGCGTCACCGGCTTCCACCTTAATTTTTTTGTTGTCCGGCATGAGGCTGACCGCCTTAATGCGCAGGCGCATATTTTCTGCCTTCTGTTGTTGCAGGCTTTGGTCAGAAATGATGTTAAGCCCTGTTTTGAACACCTGCGATGGCTTGGTGTCCCTTTCAAAGAGAACACCGCAGTACAGCACCGGTTCCCCGTCCTCATAGCGGAAAAACGAGCGGACACCCTGTTCGGCCAGTTTTCCAAGCAAAGCGGCCACGGTGTCAGCCGTCACCCTGTAAGCCCCAAGTGACTGCTCACCCATGATGTTAAGGCGGTAGCCGATACCTTGGTCTTTCAACAGCGTTTCAAGCGTAACGGAGCGGTAAGCCTTCTTTTGCGTCGGCATCTGTTTCAGCTTGAACATGTCGTCCTCGCAGGTTATTACTATGGGCGTTTTGAAGCCCACATCCCTGACATAGCCGATAAATGCCGTTTGCAGGTTGTCGTCATACCCCAATGAAATAGTAACCGTGTCCCCGCGCTTGACCGGTATCTCGTCCGCGCCGTCCCATTTCACTTTTTTAGGCATAGTTATTTTGGCTTCGGTCGTAAGCTTATCCATGTCGCGGGTTATCTCCACGGCGTTGGCGAAGTCAAACGACCAAGAGCGGTCGCCCTTAATCTCTATTTTTGCGCATAGTCGAAACATCGGTTAAACAGCGTTTAATTGGTCTTTAATAGTCGTAACGATTAGGCTTCATGCACCCTGTGCGTATCGGGTTATGCGTGTCTGTGGAGCCGTCCTCGGACACATATACAGGAAGATCAGGGGAAGCCTTGGAAGCCTGGACATCACGCAGCCATTTAATGGCGTCGTTGTAGAGACATTCGCGGCGTTCATGTCCCATGTTCTGCGGCAGGCGGTGAACCATTAGCCACAGGGATATATTAACGGCACACTGCACGACCATAGGGTTGCGGCATTCCCCGACGGCGGAGAAAATGCGGTCTGTGTCATAGCGGTGGCGCAAGTATGAGGAAATCTGTTCCACCGCAGCCGTTTCCGCAGAAAGGCGTATGTCCTCATTCTGCGTTATCTGCTCAAACTCGTACTGGTCGCATACAGGGCGGTAATCGTCAACGGTCAGAAACATGGGCGGAGGTGTTAGAGGGTTTTGCTTCATAAATGGCGATTTGCCGCGCCTTTTCCGCTGTGAAGCCAGGGGCGAAACGGTGCTGCTTTATCAGCTGTTTAATACCCTGCATCGAAACGCAGACCGGGCGGCCGTTATGTACGAGCACAAGGAACTTTTTGCCGTAGAGTTCCGCGGATTTTTTTGCTTGCCTGATAGCCTTTTTCTTGCGCCAGTCAAATATACAGGCGCGTAAGTAGTCAATAATTACCATGATACATTTTTTGCATTTGTCCTCCTGCCGAAAGAGGGGTTAAATGATTTTGCGCGGGTATCGCGTTGCAACACCCAAATTGCGCCCTCGTCGGCATCGGGGGCGTCATCGTGTCCGCGCATACCTTTTTCAAAAGCCAGAGTCTGGTCAATGCCGGCAAGCATGTCCGGGTCGTCCCGTTGTGTCTCGTCGTACACGACAAAACCGCGTTCCCATAATGGGCTTATTGCTTCCACTCGCTGGAACTTGTCCGGCTTCTTTCGCTTGTCGCCTGTAATTGGCAACTGGTAGCCGCGCAGTTCGCCTTCACGGCGGAACTCGTCCAATATGGTGTCCTGCATGAAATTGGCTTCCATATACCATCGGACGGAAATGCCCTGCTCCCTGGTCCATTCGTACAGGTCATAACACCACCGCACCATTTCGGCAACAGAGGATTGACGGACAAAGGCACGGAGGTGGTAAAGCGTTGTGCCGGCTTTCCCCCAGAGCTTCGCAGCCTTGTAGTCGTTCTTTATTGAGCCTTTGAAAGAGGGGTCAATATACAGGACAATTTCCGAGAATTTGGACCAGGCAGGACGCTTTCCCCAGCGGATCCATTCGTTGCGGAAAATAGCGCCTTCAATTATCGGGTTGTTCATGTATTCCTTTTGAAAGGCACGATAACCCACCACGTTCTCAATGTCCTTTACTTCCTGCGGCGTCCATTTGGAAGCCCAGGAGATGTTGCCCTTGCTGTCGTATATGTTTACTTTGGTGACGAGTACCGACTTAATGTCGCACCACTTTGCCAGCACTGAATTTTTGGCAATGAGGTTGCCAACCATGATGAAGCGCCCGCGTCCGCCGTCAAGAGTTCCGAACAATGCGGAGCGCACCCAGTCAAACAGTTTAGTGACACGTGCAGGGCTTTCTACCAGCTCGTCATCGTCGAGGTCGTCAATGACGACATAATCCGGGCGGTGTGAGCGGTAGCGCAGACCACGTGGCGACTGGCCACGGCCACGGGCGAAAAAGGCCACTTCCGAGCGTGTGACAAATTCGCCCTCTTCCCATGTGCCGACGTTATACTGTTCCCCGAAATCGTGGATATAACGCTGGTTATACTGCAATTCAGCCTGAATGTCGCCCAACAGCGTCTTTGCGTTGTCCTCACTCTTGCCGACCAGCACCATTACATTTATTTCGCGGTGTTCCTGAGCCATTAGCCACATGGGAACAAATACGTCCATGTTGGTAGATTTGGCAGCACCGCGATGCCACTGAAAAGCCGCTTTAAGGTTCCTGTCCTTCAAAATCTTGTTGGCTGCTGACACGTGGAACGGTGCGCATGGCGTCGCCTTGCCTGTTTCCGGGTTCACAGTCCAATGTGGGAAGTAGTAATCGACAAAAGCGGCATAATCCGTGCGCAGGTGTCTGATACGTGCAAGGCGTTGCGCCTGTGTCTCGTTTATGTTTACGGCAGTCGCCGCCTGTACGGTCTCGCAGTGCTGCTTCCACCGTTCCTGTGCCTTTATTATTTCCGCTTTCGTTGCCATGTGCTAAAAAGTTTTTTGCAGCTGTTCACTGATGAACAGGTCGTGATATTTGTTGATTGTCTGTATCAGTTCGGGCGTGACATTCGGGTCGAAGCTCATGCGGTATTGCAACCATTTGCTGAAAGCCATAAACACCTCTATGACGTCCACGACTGAAGTCTTCTTGTCCAGCCTTTCAATGGTTGCGGAGAACTTCACGAGTTTGTCTGCGGCGGCCGCCGTCTTTTCCGGGCTTGGCTCATTCACGAGGTCCTCGACAAGCACGTCGATACTTTTCAAAATCTTGTTTACGAGTTCCGGGCGTGTGATGTTCGCCGCAGAACGTGCAGCCTGCCAGCCCCCGTCGTTCACCCACTTTGTTATTGTCTGTGCGGACACTCCGACCTTTTCGGCAATGACTTTTTGGGGCTCGCCCTGCATGAAGAGCAGACGCGCGTGTTCACGCATCTTTTCAAGTTCTTTTTTAGTAGCCATTCATATCAAAAACAATTTTTAAGATGTATAGCGCGCCCATTGCGGGTACGCTTTCAGTGTGCAAAATTGGCTCAAAAAAGTGCCGCAGTAAAAAAGAGTGTAAAACTTTTACACTCTTTTTGTTAGCATTGCAAACTATCCGCAATTTTGCGCTGCTTAAATACATCGCGGAGTAGAGCAGCCCGGTAGCTCGCGAGGTTCATTCCCTCGAGGTCGTGTGGTTCAAATCCCACCTCCGCAACAACGATCAGACAAGGTAAGAAGATTGACTAACGAAGCCGGCGCACCGAGCGCACCTCACCCTCCACACCATTGCGGCGTTATGCGTGCCCGGCTTTATTTTTAAGACGAATGAAAGAAGTAATCATATCCACCGAAGCCGTAAACAGTTACGGCACTCGCATACTTACGGCAGGCATAGACCTGGAGCAGTACAAGCGCAACCCGGTACTCCTTTGGATGCACCGTAGGAGCTATCAGGACAACGCCGGTCCCATTGGGCGCATCGAAAACCTGAGACTGGAGGGGGACAAGCTTATCGGCACCCCTGTATTTGATGCAAACGACCCGTTTGCCAAGCAGGTAGAGAGCAAATGGGAAAACGGATTTTTGCGCATGGCTTCCGCCGGGCTTGAACCTTTGGAGGTGAGCGACGACCCGGCTTTGGTGTTTGACGGGCAGACCCGCGCCACGGTCACACGCTCCAAACTCGTAGAGGTCAGCATTGTGGACATCGGCAGTAATGACGAAGCCCTGCAACTCTATAAGGGAGGCAAGCTGCTGACCCTTGCAGCAGGCGAGGAACACCCTGCATTGCCTATCTTGAAACTAAACGCCGACCCCGAACAGAGCAAGGGCGAGGACAATAACAAACAAATAACAAACAAAATGAACAAGGAAATTTTAACCCTGCTCGCTCTGTCCGAAACGGCAACCGAGGAGCAGGCGGTGGCTTCGGTTCGCTTGCTCAAAACCAAAGCCGACCAGGTGGAGGCTATCCAGCTGGCGGCCGTAACTTCTGCGGTTGATGCGGCCATTGCAGAAAAGCGAATTTTGGCTGAGACACGCGACCACTTCATTGCGTTAGGCAAGTCAGCAGGACTGGAGCAGTTGACGGCTACGCTGAAACTTATGGCCCCACAGAAGAAGCCAACCGAAGTAATCAATCTTGGCAAGGAGAGCGCCTCCGGAAGTGGCGCACAGCCCAAGGAGTATGCAAAACTCAGTGAAGTGCCTGAAAAGGAACTTCTGAACTTGCGCAAGGACGACCCGGCAAGGTATGCCGAACTTTTCAAGGCAGAGTATGGGGTCGAGTGCCCGGAACTCAAAGACTAACGGAACAATAACAATTATTAAAACAAGAAACAATGAACGCGAAAAGCAATTTTCTTAAAAAAGTGATGTGCTCCCTGTTTGCCATGGTGTGCGCGGTAGCTTTTAACAGTGCCTCCGGCGCAGTGCTTGCCACAGTTGCAGGCTTGCCGGCCGGAATTGGAGCCGTGGCGGGCAATGCCGTAGCCCTTGTCGCAGGACAGCTTGCCCCGGCAGGTGCGATGCGTGCCGGTGTCCTTACAGAAATCTGGACGGCAGAAATGATCAAGACATTCCGCACTGCGCCTGAGGCGTTAGGCTGGATGCAGCGTATCAGAGCTTATAACCAGTATGTGGAGAATGATGTTATCCACTTTACTGAAATGGGCGGCGACCCTAATGTGCTTGTGAACAATACAAGTTACCCGCTTGCTATTACAGCCCTTACAGATGCGGACAAACCTATCAGCCTTGACAAATTCGACACCGAGGCAACGCCTGTAACCGATGATGAACTCCACGCTATCAGTTATGACAAAATGGCGAGTGTCCAGGAGCGCCACCGCGATGCGCTGCGTGAGAAGATAGCGCAGAAAGCAATCCACGCAATCGCCCCGGACGCAAACAAGGAGGGTGCGCCTGTAATCAAGACTACCGGAGCAAGTGACGGAACGCGCCTGAAAATGACATACAGCGACCTTCTGACCCTCAAGCGGGAGTTTGACAAAATGGGCATACCTCAGAAAGACCGTATCCTGGTGCTTTGCAGCGACCATGTTAATGACCTTCTGGAAACCGAGCAGAAGTTCAAGGAGCATTACAACATCAACCAGACCGAGGGCAAGATTTGCCGCATGTACGGCTTTGACATCTACGAGTATGACGGCACGCCGTACTACACCATGAGCACAGGCAAGAAGAAAGCCTGGGGCGCAACAGTTGCAACAGGTGATGCCCGTGCTTCCGTGGCATTCTATGCCGGCCGTATGATGAAGGCATACGGTTCCACAAGCTTCTACCACAGCGGCTCCAAGAACGACCCGCTCTACCACCGCAACCTTGTGAACTTCCGCCAGTGGGGCATCTGTCTGCCATTGACGGACACCAAGAGCCGTGCGGCAATCGTGAGCGCACCGAATGCCTAACCGTAAAGCCGCATGGAAAAGCAGAAGTTAAAATATCTGGTGATCCACTGCACCGCCACCCCTGAGGGCAGGGACGTGAGCGCCGCCGACATCAGGCGTATGCACACAAGCCCGAAGCCACAGGGGCGCGGCTGGCGGCAGGTCGGTTATACGGACTTGTTCCGGCTTGACGGCACCCGTGAGCGGCTTGTCGAGAACAACGAGGACGCATTTGTTGACCCTTGGGAAATCACCAACGGCGCAGCAGGCTATAACAGCGTCAGCAGGCATATAGTGTATGCCGGCGGTTGCGACAGGCAGATGAAGCCCAAGGACACCAGGACAGCGGCACAGCGCAAGGCCATGGCTGAGTATGTGCTTGACTTCCACAAGCGCCACCCCGATGTAAAAATCATAGGGCACCGGGACCTTAGCCCGGACAAGAACAATAACGGAAAGATAGAACCCAGCGAGTGGATGAAAGACTGCCCCAGCTTTGAAGTGTCGGAGTGGCTGCAATCCATAGGCATAAAACAGTAGAAACGTGAATGAGCGGCGAAGTAATCACTATCATAGTATCGGCGCTTGTAGCGGCGGTGTCCGGCCCGTTAGGGTCGTGGATAGGAAGAAAAGTTGAGCGTGCAAAATATGAGGTGGAAGTCGGCAAGCTCCGTGCGGAGCTGAAAGACAAAATCGCCGAAGTGAAAAGCCATGAGCTTGAAAACGTGCGCAAGGCTTCAGACATCTTGATGCAGTCGATAGTGCCGCCGCTCAGGAGCGAAATAGCCAAATTAAGGAATGATGTACAACGGCTTAATACCGCGTTGGAACGTATTTGGGGTTGCCCTCATGTTGAGCGCTGCCCTGTTAAATACGAGCTGCTCCTCCCAACGTCAAGTGCTGAAAAGCAACAGACAGGAAACGCAGGTCGAGGAGACGACAACCAGGCAGGAGGAGACGCAGACCATACAGGAGCAAGAGCAGACCCATGAGGAAGTCGGCGAGGCAGTAACGGTTACGGAAATTGAAATTTACGATACCGAAGCCGCCCCGAACCCTCAGACCGGGGAACACCCTGTGAAGGCCAGAATAAGGCAGCGCACCGACCGCACCGGCACCAGCCGCGAGGTAACTACCTACCGAGCCGAAGAGAACACCGAAACCGAGGAAACCAAGGTTTACAGCGGCGGTGAACTGTCCGAGGCAGTGGTGGTCGCAGAACGGCCGCCGAGCCTTTGGGGACGCATAAAAAAAGGCGTCATGTGGGGCGTGGCTATAATCATTCTGGCAGTGGCCGGGTGGATAATTTATAAACTCAAAAAATGACAAATGACATGGCAGACGAAATTAAAAATACAGAGCAGCCAAAGGCCGAGGTAAAGCCCACGGCGGAGAACAAGGAATCCAAGGGCAATGCGAAGCCAAAGGCAAAGAAAACAGCCAGGGAAGATGCTCCGTCAATGCTCAAAGCGGTAGGACTTGAGGCATGCAAGATGCACAGGCTGGAGTATGTATGGGTTACGGACGACGGGCAGTGTTTCCCTATTGAGGGCGACGCAAAGGCGCACGCCGCCAACCTCAAAAACAAAGAACTTATAAAAGTAACGGCAGAATGAGCACTAAACTAACCATCAACAGAACCAACGGGAATGTCCCCAAGACACTGCAAGGCGAGGACCATATAACCGGCTTTGTGGCGTATTTGCCGGACACGGAGACCCCGGCAAGTTTCAAGACAGAAAGGGTGCAGGCACTTTCCACGATAGATGCGGCAGAAGCAGCCGGCATTACCTCTGATGCCGCCAGTTGGGCGGTCAGGGTGCTGCACTTCCACCTTAGCGAGATTTACCGCACCAATCCTGCGGTCAGCCTGTATGTCGGCATCTTCGCCAAGCCGAGCGGTGCGAGTGACGCATATACATTCGCGGAATTAAAGACCGTGCAGAATTTTGCCGGCGGCCGTATCAGGCAAATGGGCGTATGGTGCGGTGACCGCAACATGAGTGCGGACGACATCACGACGCTGCAAGGCATAGGCGACACGCTTGCAGACCAGGCGGCCGAGTTGTCAATCCTGTACGCCCCGAAAGTGGCGAACGTGAAGCAGATAACGCAGAAGGCGGCAGGTATCGGCAAGAGCCGTGTCAGCGTAGTAATCGGCCAGGCAGGCAGCGGAACCGCTGCGACACTTTACAAGGACAAGAGCAACGCCGCCAAGAGCAGCGTCAGCGGACTTGGAACCGTCCTGGGGCTTCTGAGCCGTGCCAAGGTTCACCAGTGCATTGCCTGGGTGCGCGAGTTCCCGACCGGCATAAGTGTCCCTGCGTTCGGAGACGGCACACTTTACAGGGACCTGGACAAGGCGCTTGTGGAGCAGCTGGACAAGGCGCGTTACCTGTTCTTTGTTACCCAGCCGGGGCAGACAGGCAGCTATATGAATGACAGCCATACAATGGACGAAGCCACCAGCGACTATGCCGCCATCGAGAGCGTGCGCACAATGGATAAGGCCGTGCGCGGTGTCCGTACCTATATCGTGCCGGAGCTTGGCGGCAATGTCTATGTGGACGCTGAAACCGGCAAGCTGGCAAGTTATAGCGTCAGCCACCTTGAAAATGTCGCCAACCTTGCCCTCGAAGATATGGAACGAGCCGGGGAACTCAGCGGCTACAAGGCCGAGATTGACCCGGAGCAGGACGTGGCGAGCACCGGCAGAATAGACATTGTAATCAAGAATGTGGCAAGCCCTGTAATCCGCCATATCAACATAAAGATAGGGTTTGCCAAAACCATATAATCTCAAAAAGCAAGACAAATGGCAAGTACAATAAACAATGGCATCCCTTTGGTCAATGGTATGCTATGCGCTTGGGCTGATGTTGTCGTCCTTATCGGCGGCGTGCCTGTAACGGGCATTGTCGGCGTGGAGTACGGCGATGAACAGGAAGTCGTAAACAAGTGGGGCGCCGGTCGCCACCCTGTGGGACGAGCAAAAGGGCGTATCACTCCAAGCGGCAAACTCATTCTTTATCAGGAGGAGGTGCAGGCGCTCCAGGCACAGGCACCTAACGGCAGGCTTCAGGACCTTCCGCCCTTTGATGTAATCGTGCAGTATCTGCCTGACAGCGGTCTGATAGTTACCGACAAAATCCGTAACTGCCAGTTTTCAGGCAACAGCCGAAAATGGAAAGAGGGCGACACCGGGCAGGAGGTTGAGCTTCCGCTTGTGCCTTCTCACATAGACTGGGGCAGCAAGCAGTGACCCTAAACCTTACAGGCGGCCGTTAAGAGCATACGACCTTAACGGCCACTTGCAGTCAATAAGAACAGATTAAACAGCAATTAAACGATATGGAAAAGGAAAAGACGCAGCAGGCGCAGACATTTGACGGTGGCGTTACGCCCGAACAGGTAGAATCGTGGAAAAATAAGCACCACAAGGTCTACCGTGTGGACATCGTGGACGGAGAAGATACCCATATAGGCTATTTCAAACGCCCTGACTTTGCGACAATCAAGGCAATAACCAAGGTCTCCAAGACAGATGAAGTGGAAGCCGGAAAGGTGATGTTTGACAACTGCTGGCTGGGCGGCAGCGAGGAACTAAGAAATGATGCCGTGCTTTTCATGGCAGTACAGGTTCAGCTCGGCAAGCTGGTCAACGGTTGCATGGGCAGCCTAAAAAACTTGTAGAGGCGCACACTCTTGCAGATGACAACAACGAGGATACATTTGCCAAGGGTTGCGCCTTGATACGGGCGAAGCTTCACAAAGACCCCGACGAAGTGGAGACGGAGGAAGAATGGGCAGCACTTTATGCGCAGGCCATCTGGCTTGAACGCTGGCGCAATCAAAACCGTGCGGAACTGATATCGGCGTTATTTGGGAACGGGAAAAGTTAAGGTCTCCAGAATACCCACCAAGGGAGCGGACCTGAGCCTTTCTTAGAAAAGGCATAACGGATAAAGTCAATCATGTAGAGCACTGCGCCCAGCACACTAAAGATTAAAACTCCGTAAGCGATTATTTTAATTAAGAGACTCAGCATGGAAGAAAGTATGTATTTGTAACACATTGCAAATGTAATAAATAAATCCGACATGGCTAACGTTTTTGACTATATTTTCAATATCGGTGGCAATTATACCGCCACCATAAACGGTATGAGCACGGCGACCGGGGATTTCTCGGCCAAAGTTGACGGTGCGCAGAACAGCATCGGTAAACTTACTTCAACGCTTGCCGTCATTGATTTGGTCAAAAATGCCATAGACGGCTTGCAGCAGGCAACCGACGCATTCAGCGTGTCAGGCATCGCGCTTGACCGCAATATGCACGACCTCAGCGCGGTTGCAGGCGTTACGGGGGACAGCCTTAAACAGATTGAGGACTTCGCCCGTCAGTCGGCAAAGACCTTCGGAACCGATGCCAGTGTTGCCGTGGAGGGTTATAAACTGCTCCTTTCCCAGTTGAGCCCGGAATTGGGTAAATATCCGGAAGCCCTGCGCGACATGGGCGAAAGCATACAAATCACCAGCAAGCTTATGGGCGGCGACGGAGTGGCGGCCGCACAGGTTTTGACAACGGCGATGAACCAGTACGGCGTAAGCCTGGAGGACCCGACGGCGGCGAGCAAGGAAATGGCGCGTATGATGAATGTAATGGCGGCAGCCGGACAGGCAGGATCCGCAGAGCTTCCGGCCATATCAGCAGCCTTGCAGCAGTGCGGAATGGCAGCCAAGGCGGCAAATGTCAGCTTTGAGGAGACCAACGCAGCCATACAGGTGCTTGACAAAGCCGGAAAGAAAGCAAGTGAGGGCGGTGTTGCCCTTCGCAATGTGCTGGGGCAGCTTTCAAAAGGGCGGTTTGTGGAGAAGCAGGCGTTGGAGGAACTGCAAAAGGCGGGTATCGATGTGGTGGCGTTGGGGGACAACAGCAAGAGTCTTAAAGAGCGGCTCGAGATGTTGAAACCCATGCTGAACGACAGTGCCCTGCTGTCAAAGTTCTTCGGCGTGGAGAATGCCAACGCCGCCCGCGCGTTGATACAGGGCACTGAGGCCTTGGACGGCTTCACACAGGCAGTAACAGGGACAAACAGCGCCACAGACCAGGCGGCAATCATTATGCAGAGCTATGCGGAGCGTCAGGCGGTTGTAAACCAGAAAATAGAGGATATTAAAATTTCCCTTTTCCAAGCTACTGGGGATTTTACGTTGTGGGCTGGAGCCATTGTCAATGCCGCTGTGCCATTGGCGCAGATTTCCCCTCTGATTATGGTGCTGGGTAAATCCATGTTATGGGTTAAAGGGCTTAACTGGGCAGGTATGTGGACCTGGGTAAAAAATTCCGTATATGTAGCCAGGTTGCAAATGGCGTTTATGAACCGGGAACTGCTCACAGGGCAATTTGTTTCCAATGGCTTCTTGATAAACATCACACGTGCCACATTGGCGGTACTCCGTTTCGCCACGGTAGGCATATTCAACGCCCTCAAAGGACTGGGAGCACTGGTGCTGTCATTCGTAACCGGCGGCACAGCTTCAGCCACATTCTCCACCATTGCCTCCACGTCCTTTGCGACCTTTGCCACGGCTGCAAAGACCGCCTGCCGTGCCGTGTCGGTAGCCATTATGAGCATTCCGATAATAGGCTGGATAGCGGCAGCCATAGCCGCCCTTATTGCAGTGGGCGTGTACTTCTGGAACACGTCGGCAAAATTCAGGGCGGTGCTGAAAGGAACTTTCGCAGCCTTCAAAGCCTGTTTTACAGGAATCGGGGAAATGGCAAAACAGACCTTTGGGGCCATTGGGGACCTGATAAAAGCTGCTTTCAACCTTGATTCAGCAGGAATATCCACGGCTTTGAACAAACTGAAAGCCGGATTTTCCGACTACGGTAAGCAGATAGGTGCGGCGTTCAATGCGGCATACGATGCAGAGATAAGCGAAGCTGCCAAGAAAGAGGCGGCGGAGAAAGCCAAAGGCAAGAAGTCTGCCCCTAACGCCAACGGTACGGGCGTGGCTGTCCCGGCGGTTGCCGTTCCAACAGTTGATCCGACAGCCGGAAGCCTGAGCACGGCAACCGCACCGGGCAGTGGAACAGGCGACGGCGGAAGCGGAAAAATCCGTAACGTAACCATAAACATAGAAAAACTTGTTGAGCGCATAGAACTGCACACGGCAACTATAAGCGAGGGCACGGAGCAGATAAAGGAGCGGGTGCTTGAGGCTTTAATGGGTGCGCTCAACGATACCCAACTGGCAACAGAATGAAATCACCCGTAAGCATATCATTTGTGGCGGTAGGCGCGGCACAGTTCGCAGCCAAGTCGCTTGTAAGGTTCAAGCCCGGACGCACAGGAGAGGCACCGAGCTGGGAGGGTCGCGGTGCAGACATTACCACCCACGAAGTAGGCACCCCGATAACCGACCGCGCCTATTGGGAGGGGCGTTATGTCCTGTGTACGCTGACTTTCCGCAAGGAGGACGGCTCGGAGCTGGAAATATCGGACGCAGTGGCGGCAGTGAGCCGTGAACGGCGTATTGTCTGCACAGCCCTTACAGGACGGGACGGCACCGTAAAAGAATACATAAACGATGGCGACTGGAACATCAACATCGTTGTAGGTGTTCAGGCGGTGCGCGGCGGTGTCATAACGGACGACTACCCGACCGAGGAACTGCGGCAGCTCCGTGAGTTCATGGACGAAAAGAAGCCTTTGTCGGTTTACAGTGCATTCCTTGACATCTTCGACATCACGAAAGTGGTGATCAAGAATTATTCGGCGACGCAGGCGACGGAAGCCAACTATCAAGCTGTAAGCATCAATGCGGTAAGCGATGAAGATTATGAAATATACAGCAACGATTATTAAACAACCATTAAATAGTTATTAAAATGGCATTTTCACAAGAACAGGAGGCGAAGCTGGCGCAGTTGCTGGCAGCCTTTGAGAACGGCAAGCGCATCAACGAACTGGAACAGGCAACCGGCGACATGGGCGCTATGCAGATTGAAGTCATGGACGAGACGGGCGAAACCCGGCGCATGGAACTGGAGCGTGCGGTGTCCGAAGCCGGCAACCCGATAGCGGGCCGCTGGTGGAACGAGGACAACGCCACCACCAAGGCGGCAGGCTGGTTCGGCTCATTGGAAGCCCTTAGAAAGTTGCCTGAAACGTTGGGACTTGGCCGCTACCTTGTGGCTGACGACCATACTATGCGCAAGCTTGACCCGAAAGACAGCACCAAGTTTGAGGACGGCAGCCCTGCGGCATTGGACGGCTCAATGGGTCAGTGTATGTGGTGCTGGTCGCGCCCATGGTACTTCACCACTTGGCGTGAGGGCTCACGCAGTTACTGGGCTATAACCCTGAAGCCTATCGAGGGGCGCACAAGTTACCGCATACCTGTGGGCGGCACTTCGTGGATAGGCGCCGGGGTAATGGACCGCACGGAAAACAAACTGTGTTCGGTAATCAGCGAGGACGAAAGATACAGGGGCGGCAACGGCTCGGCTTTGACCCTCACGGACAAGACAAAACGCCCGGCACTTGACACGCCGCAGGCTACGATGCTGGGAATGGCTGCAACGGCTATCAGTACAACCGCCTTCGGCACTAATGCACGCAAGCGCGGTGACGGCTGGGAGGCAAACTGGTTTGTGGCGCAGGCGGCCGTTGAAATCCTGTTGCTTGTCATTATGGGCGACCGTAATACACAAGCTGCATTCAAGGCTGAACGCGATGCGGACGGGCTGTATCAGGGCGGTTTTGGCACAGGAGTAACCGATATGCCGGACTGGGATAACTTCAATGGCTATTATCCTGTAATTCCTACAAAAGTCGGTCTTGAAATGGGCGACGGCACAGGCTTGGTCTCTTACTCGTTGCCGGCAAGTGAAAGCGCGGACGACCAGGAGACACCATACAAGACATTTAACGTGCCTGTATTCTTTGGCTTGGTTCACGCCGGTTACGGCCATTTGTGGCGTTGGGTGCGAGGATTGATAATGGACGCAGGGGAAGAAAAGAGCGAAGTGTATGTTGCACAGAGTATGGCGGCAGCCTTTGACCCTAACAGCATAGCGGGTCTTAAAAAAGTTGCCGAATGTCCGCAGACCGAGGGTTACATAAAGCGCAAGAGTTTTGAGGGACTATGTGCCATGCCTACTGAGGTCGGTGGAAGTTCAGTCACATACTATGCCGACTATTTCTGGACTAATGCCAAGACCTCAAAAGGCCTTCGTGTCCGCGCGGCTGGCGGTGGCGCTGAC